AGCCAAATTCCGCGCTCCGTAGCGCGATGAACCAGTATCCGCCGGCCATCTACGCGCAAGGCGCCTCGCGTTTTACCATGAGCCGGGTGCGGATCAGCGGCGCTTGGGCTGGCATTGACATGCGGGGCACGCAAGGCGGCGCCTATGTTGACGACGTCGAGGTCGGCGCGATGTCCTACGGTCTGTGGGTGGATGGCGCGCAGGATTTCACCCACATCAACCAGTTTCACGACTGGGTTTTCGGCATTCCTGCCAACGCCATCACGGGCGTCTATCCCGATGGAAACACCACATGCATGAACATTGGGCGAGCCGACGGGTTCGCGATGAACAATGTCTCGTGCTTCGAGGGCAAAATCAACATCCTGTCGGACGCGACTTTTGTCCAGGGCACGAATGTCGAGCTTGATAGCGACCCTGCGGATCTGACCATTGCCGGCGGCAATGTGCAAATGAACGGGGTTTATCTGACCGGAACCGGCGCCGACCTAGGCAATAAGGTTTTGGTCACGGGCGGCACGACCACGCTGAGCAACGTGAATCTGGTGGCCGCCAACGCCAACGCCAACGGCGCGATCTACGTCAGCGGCGGCACGCTGATGATCCGGGGCGGAACGCTTTTCTACAACAACGCGAATTACCCGATGGCCTTTGTCGCCGGAACGGGTGCCGTGCTGGACATGGACGCCGTCTATATTCAGCCGGGCGGCGCGCATACTTACACAATGATTTATCAGGGCAGCACCGGTATTCTGCGCCTGACAAATAGCCGTATCGACCCGATGATTGGCAGTGACACGGTCTATATCGCATCGACTGATGTGACCGGAAACTTCATTGTCAACAACGATTTTGGGCAATGGGGCCAGACGATCGGGACGAATTACTATAAGGGCGTCTACGGCCCGAACCGGGCGCTGGCGTTTCAGTGGGTGCCGACGGTTAGCTTCTCCGGCGGGAATGGCACGTTTGCGCCGACCTACACGGTGCAACAGGGCTATTATTGGTATGAGCCGGGCGGCATCCGGTTCGAGGCGGTGATCTCGTTCAACTCGGGCGCCTACTCTGGCGCATCAGGGCAGCTTATGGTCAATGCGCCGATTTCCGCGACGAATTCCGGCATTACGCAGCGCGACATTCATGTTGACTACGTCAACAATGTTACGCTGGACAGCGGCTATAGTTGGCTGGGCGGGGCGTGGAGTTCGGCGGGGTTTCAGCTTATTGAGAACGGATCGGCGCAGACCGTGCGTGCGCTGAGCACTGGAAATATTCCTGTTTCGACCGGCGTGCAGCTTTCGATCAGCGGGTTCATTCCGACCTGATGCGCGCAAGCGTTTCCGTCGTCAACTTCTTGCGGATGGCCTCGTGACCACGCCAGCCGACATCGTCAACCGCGCACTGTCGGAAAACGCCGGACAGGCGACGGTGACGGGGACGCCTCCGACCTTTGACGGCTCCGCAGCTGGCCTTGCGGCTGGCGTGCTCTACACGCCTACGGTGCTCACGGTCTTGCGTCAGCAGGACTGGGAGTTTTCACGCCGCACCGCGGTTCTCGTGTTGACCGGCAATCCGGCAACGGCTGCGGGGCAATATGAGTATGCTTATCCGGCTGATTGCGTAAAGGTCCGGCAGTTGTTGCCTCAAACCTGGGATATCAACGACCCGCCTCCGGTTCGGTGGAGCGTGTCGTTTGATGAGGTGAGCGCCACGCCGAGCCGCGTGATCTGGTCTAACCTGCAGAGCGCGAACATCGTCTACACGAGTTCCACAGTGACCGAGAACCAGTGGGACTCCGTGTTTGCCGAGTCTGTGGTGCGGCTGTTGGGTTCGGTGCTGGCAATGGCGATTGCCGGGCGGCCCGAGGCGGCGCGGGAAATGCTGCAGCAATATGGGCAGTTTGGGCAGTCGGGGCAGGGGTTGGATTCGTGAGCACTGCGTTGGTTTCCGCCAGTGGGTTCTCAGTCTGATGGTGGCCTATGCGGTTGAGGACATCCTCAACATGGCTCTACGCCGCGTGGGCAACCGGGTGCCGATCGGCTACATCTACGAGGGGTCTCGGGCGTCGCGCGTTGGGCTTGAGATTTACGGGCAGACGCGGGACAGCCTGTTGCGCGACGGCGAGTGGGACTTTTCCCGCCGCACCACCGCTCTGACGTTGCTTAAGACGGCGCCGGCTGGCGGGTATGGCGTGCTGACCTGGGCGCCGACCTATCCGCAGCCGCCGTGGACCTACGAATATTCCTATCCGGTGGACTGCCTCAAGGTGCGCTCGATCCGCACCGCGCCGATCTTTTTGCCGGTCTATGACCCGCGACCGAACGTATTCAGCATCGGCAACGACAATCAGGAAAACCCGAACCTAAAGGTGATCTTGACCGACGCGCCGAACGCGCTGGCGACTTACAGTGCGCAAGTGACGGCTCCGACGCTTTGGGAGCCTGCGTTCATGGAGGCGCTGATTGAGGCGCTAGGGCGGCGGTTTGCCGAGGCTGCGGCACTTGACCCGGCCCTAGTTAAAGAGCGCGAAGAGATGGCGGAGCGCGCGGGGCAGATGGCGGCGGGGATACAGGGTTGACCTTAATGACTGATGAGGCGGGCCGGTATGCTGGCCTTGCCAAGCACTGTGCGGCGCACGGACGAAACCCCGCATGACCGTTCCGGCCGATTTGGTAAACCGCGCATTGGACAGCCTTGGTGCCGGCATGGTGATCGGCGAGCTTGAAGAAGGCACGATGGCCGCGCGTGCTGCGCTGCGTGCCTATACGCCGACCCTGCAGCAGCTTCTGCGGGCAGCCCATTGGGGGTTCGCCAGAAAGCAGCAGCCTTTGTATCTCTTGCAGGACGCCAGCGGGCAGACGCCGAACGTCGGCACCGGCACGCCGGGCATGGGTTCTTGGAACTACGAGTACGCTTGGCCGATCGACTGCGTGAAGGTGCGCTATTGCACCCTGCCACAGCAGCAACCGGGCCAAAGCAATCAGTTGCCCATCATGGCAAACCTGCCCTATCAGCCGGGGAATTATCGCAACCGGCAGGCGAGGTTTTTGATCTCACAAGACGCTGTGCCGACGCAAATCGGTGCGCTGTCGTCTTGGGGCTCGGCTCCTGGCATCACGACGGTTCAAGGGCAAGGGGCCAATTCGCAGACCGTAATTCTGAGCAATGTGCAGAACTTGTGGGGGGTTTATACCTCCGTGGTGCTGTTTCCGGACGAATGGGACGTGCTGTTTCAGCAGGCTTTTGTGGCTGCGATGGCGTTTCATCTTTCAATGGCGGTTTTGCCCGACAAGAAATTTGCTTCCACGGTTCGGCGCGAACAGATGCAGATTTGCAAGGACGCGGTTCTGCAGGCGCGTATTGCGGATGGCAACGAAGGTTGGACCACGGTCTCGCGCGAGGCGTCGTGGATCTCGGTGCGCGGGCGTGGCGCGGGGTATGGGCGCACCGGATATGGCGGTTACGGCGGCGCCGACGACTTCGAGGTCGGGCTCGGTTATTACGACTGCGGATGGGACACGATGAACCTAGGCGGGAGCACGTTCTGACGTGTCGGTTCCATCGATCCAGACCGCCTTTTCTGCGGGCGAGGTGGCGCCTGCACTGTATGGTCACGTGGACCTGGCGAAATACCACGTCGGGTGCTCGACTGCGCGCAATATGTTCGTCAATTACCGTGGCGGTCTTTACTCGCGTGCCGGCACGATGCTGGTGGCGCAATCGAGGCAGCCGACCACGTCCGCAAAGCCGCGACTGATCCGCTTTCAGTTCTCCATCAATCAAGCGTATTGCTTGGAGTTTGGGGACGAATACATGCGGGTGCATTACCGAGGTGCCCCGGTGGTGCTACCTGCGGTAACGATCAGCGGTATCACTCAGGCAAACCCGGCAGTCGTGACCGCGACCGCGCATGGTTACAGCAATGGAAATTGGGTTTTTCTCATTAGCGTCCAAGGTATGACGCAGGTTGACGGGCAGACCTATATCGTCGCTGGAGCGACGGCAAACACGTTTCAGTTGCACGATTTGGACGGCAATCCGGTTAATTCG